TAGCCACTACCTCAATGCTTTGCATTTCGTTCTGACTCACGGAACCCGTATAGATGATCCGGTTACGTAGACGATCTAGGAAGAAATCAGTTACAGGGATTGCCCGTAAGTTGTTTTCATTGTCTAAGTAGAGAACATCATAGACTTCCGAAGGGTCAGGAAAGGGTAGCCTTTGTGAGAAGCTAGAAAGCGTAAAGGATACCCATGTTTCCCCTATGAAGCGTTTCATATAGGATTCTGCCGAGGAAATTGCTGCGTCGATTAGGGACTCAATATAGGGACGATCTTCTTCGTCCCATACCCTTAGATGAGCAGCAGCTTGCTCGTAAGTTACAACTCCTTCGTTAATGCGATTAAGAACTGAATAACCCATAATCGCACCTCACGATTACAGAGCTTGCAGAGCGATACGGATAGCGTCTGAGTTACCTACGATTTCACCGAAGCGTTGATCTAGGTAGATTGTACGAGCACCTTTAGTTGTGATGTCGTCAATCAGGAAGTGCTCAGAGCCAGCTAGAGGAACTAGCTTGAACGCAGACTTCAGATCACCGTAGATAACTGGCGTAGCGTTAGAGCCAGAAACAGGTAGCTGATCCACGATCACGATAGGACGACCTAGCAGGATGTAACCTTCACCCCAAGCTGCACCTGACATAGAGAACTTACCGAACTCGATGATCGGGAAGCCTTGCTCAGTACGTAGCTTCTTCAATTCGCTGAACGTCTTCAGGCTCATGTACCACTTAGCTGAAGATTGGTACTTCTGAGGTAGAGACGCTTGTAGGTCGATGAAGTAGTCTTCGATAGCTTCAGTAGTTGCACCGAAAGCACCATCAACACCTGTCTTGATCACTTGGTAGTAATCAGGGTTACGATCACCGTCTGCTTTTAGAGACTCAGCGAAAGAGTTAGCGCGGTCTACACGGAAGTTAAGAAGACCACGTAGGTTTTGAATGCCGTTAGCTTTCTGACCGTCACCGTTTAGAAGCATGTCGATCAGCTTGAATGTCCACTCTTCAGCAATCAGAGTCATCAACTCACCTTCTACGTCGATGTGAGAATCGCGTAGGATTTCGTGAGTCATTACAGGCATTGCGAAGATCTTAGCGAACAGCGCAGACACTTCTACGTAGGTTTGCGTACCAGTGTTCGATACTGGCGTTGTCACACCATCCTGTTCACCTGTTTGCTGAACATCAGGACGGTTCTTCAGCACAAGTTGACGGAAGTCTGTGCTCGATACAGTCTGTGAGCCAATTTCAGATAGGAAGACATCATTCGCTACAGCAAGCTTGATGATCTCCTTAGACATTTCCTCTTCGATGGTGTTAGACGCAGAGGTTAGATCAAGCTGCTTAACGTAGGTCTCTAGGCTTGCTTTAGCAGGAGCAGAGTTTAGGAATTTACGGACAACTTCGCGGCGTTCTGCTTTCTTTTCTGCTTCTAGTTGTTCAGCAGGTTTCGCATCGCGAGCTTTAGCTTCAACGTCTGCCAGAGCGTGAGCAAGTTCAGTCATTACTTGCTTCATTTCAGCAGTGTTGGTGATTTCCTCAATAGATTTAATATCAAATTTCATATAAATTCTGTCCTCTTGTTATAGTTATAAGAATCCCTTAGCGCCCTCCTTAAAGAGCACCAAGTGAGGCTTTCCTTCCTATGGGAAGGGAGGTTTATTTAGTAAAGAAATCGTCTAGGGAATCGCTCTTTTCTTCAGCGTCTTCTTCTGGTTCTTCTTCTTTCTGTTCTTGCTCTTCGTCTTCTTGTTCTTCTTTAGCAATCACATCTGAGTCACGAACCTCATCAACACCTTCAATCGCGTCTAGAGCTTCTTTTAGGGACAAGCCGTGTTTTTCACACAGACTTTCGAGAGTAGTTTTTACTTCTTCTTTAGCTTCAGCTTTACGCTGTGCTTCTTCTTCAGGGGAGACGTAATCAGGCATGTACTTAGCTACGATTGCCATAGCTAATTCTTCACTTGTACCGCAGCTAACTAGGAACGATTTTAGTTCTTCGTCACTTGGTAAACCCTTCTCGTCTAATTTCATCTTCTTCACCTCTTCAATTCGTGCTAATTCATTACAAGGGAAGGTAACTAGAGAAGTTTCACGAAGTTCTAGTTCTTTTAGATAGTTTGTTTTTGTCTTCGAGTCGTATTCTTCATCAATTACCCAATACCCGATGCTAATACCCGAAAGTGCGCCCTGTTTGGCTAGAGCGTAGGCTTCACGACCTAGTTCAGTCTCAAGGTTGATGTGACCTTCACCCTCAAGACCTCGCGAGGTTTCACGAAGATTTTTCCAAATGCCAATAGGTTTTTCTGGATCGTGTTGCCACAGCATGACAAGGTGACGACCACTCTCTTCAATCATCTTGATACTGTGCTTAAACGCACCTTTGAGAGTTATGTCACCTGCATGGTCTTTATTACCGAAGTAATTAAGAACACCAGAAATAACACCTTCGTTACTTAATTCATCAACATCAAACTGAAGAGTCTTTACCTTGCTCTTCTTCAGCACTGGTATTAACTCCTTCTGTTTCTTCTTGTTGTTGTTTTGGTTGTTCTTTAGGAGGGTTCATTAACCTTTCAGCTAACTTCTGTGAGTCTTCTCTAGTACCCCACACGTAGTTGTTCGATTGGATAACGAACAGTTCCTTCTCGTTTGCAGGAGCTAAGTCAAACATTTCACGAGACTCTTCATGACTAATGATGCGGTTCTTGATTAAGATCTCCGCTACTTCAGCTTGAGTACGAATATCACCCCTTACGAACTGCCGAGTGTCGAAGCGAACGACCATGTTAGAAGGCAACAGCTTGTTGTAAGCGTTCTCTAACTTTGTGATGATCGGCATTAAGGTGTTCTTCAAGAAATGAAGGTTATTCTGTTCGACGTTATTCATCGTCTGTGCTGAAGTGTCATTGAGCATATGGACAGGAACACGGAACGCAGCAGCAATCTGTTCACGACTGAACCCAAGCATTTCTAAAAGTTGAGCGTCTTGGTTAGTCATGGTGATATTGGTGTAAGTCAGACCATGCTCTAACACGGCTACCTTACCTGCGTTGTCCGTACCGCCATAAGCACCGTTCCAACTCGCTTGAAGACGTTCAATAGCCTCATCGTCTAGAGAGTCTTCAGTGGAGAGAACACCGCTTAGGCGTGTACCATTCTCAAAGATTTTCGCCTCGTGGCGTTGTGCTGCTATAGCCGTACCGATTTGTTCAGCCATAAGAGCAATTGGAGAGATACCTTGAAAGCCGTTAAGGGACTGAAGCTTAATGTCCAGTAGCCCTTCCTCATTGAACGGAGCGTATGAGACCTGTCCATTACCTTTATGATCAACCCATCGAGCAACAGGAAGACCTTCATTGGTCATACTGAGGCTGACTTGATCGAGATAACGCATAGGTAGAAGTTCACTAACACCGTTCAGAGAGTTACGAACAACTTCAAGGAAAGCATGACCTCTCAGCATCAAAGCAGTTACTAGATGCTCGTTTAGTTCCTGCGAAGTCATGTACCCGTTAGGGTTTTGGCAAAAGATTCTGTAGTCACGAGTGTTCTGAGAGACCTCTTCAAACACCCCACTCTTTTGCTTGTATAGTTTCATTGGAATCATGCCAATGGACTCACTGAGGATGCGAACGCATGTATAGACATCAGCTTGTCTCATGGCACTTGTATAAGTGACGTTAACTCCTGCATGACGGGAACCATCGTTCCTTAGTTGAGCGTCAATATAGGGGTTAACGGATTTACTTTCTGGTTTAGACGAACCCTTAAAGAGTCTGCTGAATAAACCCATTCAACCTCCTTAGCCAAGTACAATTAGACCTCTTCCGCTTCTACCTGAGTACGGAGACTTTTTAGGTTTCTCTTGAATCTCAGCCATTGAGAGAGCAATGATCGTAGCAATCACAGGGTCTATCTTTTGTGTGTTGTGATTTTCACGGAACACCTGAATATTCGAACGGTCATCTGTTTTAACCACCGCACAAGACGCAGCCCACTCAAAGGTTTTATCACCGTTGTAGATAAAGGAGCCGTCATAGATGTAACGCTCTAGAAGCTTGGAAGCTTCCGAGAGGTTGGCTTTAGATTGAGTGATAGAGACCATAGGAAGACGCTGCTTTTCTAACTGAGTAGCAATAGCGGTCATATGGTAAGGGTCATAGGCGATTGTCTGGACGTTGAACCTTTTGGACGCTTCAGTTAGAACACTTGCAAGCGTTGTATAGTCCATTGATTCAACGTTGAGGATATTCAGATAACCTTCATCATCGAGACGCAAGTAACGCTGTCTCATTTGCTCAGATACCTTATCCATTGCGGAGTGAGGTAAGAAGTTCTCATAGAAGACGTTAAACGTACCGTCATTGTTTACGAACAGATAACAAACGGAGGTCAAGTCAAGGTAATCGGCAAAGTCCACACCGATAATACAATCACGACCTTCAAAGTCCTCTAAACGTGCGTTCTCATCTGCACATTGGTAGAGCTTATCGAGGTTCAGCCATGCTTCAGCGTTGTTTACCCATACGTTCAAACGCTTGGTTAGGAAGTTTGCCCGTTCTGAAGACATACGTTCAGCCTTACGACATAGACGCTCAATATCTTCTTCCTTAACGGAAACACCAAGACAAGGGTTTGCTTTTATCCAGCAATTACGATCATTGAACTTGTCACCATCATCTAGTGTGTAGTTCATGGTGAAGACGTTCTCTTCTAGACCGTAGTTCTCAAGGATGGTCACGCCATCATCAAACAGTTCCTT